TTACCCCTGCATGACATTGCGACATGGCTGTTGCGTTCTCGCATTGACAACGTACAGGCGGCAATGAACAACCTCATCTTCGTTGATCCTACCAAGGTAGCCGTTTCCGACCTCATCGACAGGAACCCGTGGGGCATCATACGCTCTTTGCCCGGTCAAAACCCAGGAGATGGGGTCTTCATAGCTAACGTACCAGACATCACTCGCGGTCACTGGTCCGATATTGGAGCCTTGTCCGAAATGAAGCAACGGCTTTCAGCCGCTTCCGACGCACAGCAAGGTATGCCTACTCCTGGCTCAGACCGCACAACTGCATACGAAGTACAGCGTCTGACCCAGCTAGGATCACAGCGCCTTGGCGTCCTATCACGCATCATATCTGCTACATCGATACGCCCTCTGGTCCGTATGTCCATTGAAAACATACAGGACAGCCTCGCCTACAATGGTTCAATCCGCATGGCGGCTGACACAGTAAACGAAACACTGCGTCCTATGATCACTGACGGCTATCTCGATTATGACAGTGCCGCCCTACAAGGCGACATCGAATACCTTGTAGTCGATGGCACCCTGCCAATCGAGCCTAGCCGCTCCCCTCAATCGTGGCTTAACGCTGTTCAAGTAGCCAGCCAAAGCGGTCTTGGCATGGAGCTAGACCTCAAAGCAATGACTCTCGAAGCCGTCAGAAGCATGGGCATATCCGACATCGACAGGTTTCGCATCCCACCAGAACAACTCCAGCGCGAAGGACCGTCTCCCTCCCAGCAAATGGAACTGATGGAAAAAGCCAGAGGCGCGTCCGTCCAGCCGCAAGAGCAGATCGACAGAGAAGTAGAGCGCGGAAACATTATACCTATGAGGAGCCAGCAATGAGTGAGAAAGCAAAATCATTCGCCTCTACAATTCCACCTCGCATGAGGGAGTACATTGACGCCAAGCTGGAAGACCCGTTGCGCGACATGAACAACGCCATCGTATCCAGCGAGAAGTACAACGCCAAGGTAGAGGCCGAGACAAAAGAGCGTCTATGCAACATGGAAGCACGCATTAAGAACATGGAACAGATACTGGAGCTACAGCCCAAGTCTCGCGCCATGCTCAAACAACTCATCGACCACATTAACGGGGATAACTGATGCCAATCACTCGCCCCACTGGCGATCAGCTTAGATTTAACTCCTCCGTAAACGGGGAGATAATCCTAGATACGTATCTTGAAGATGCGGAGATGGGGGGCCGTACCCTTGGCGATCTGATGGCAGACATCTTTGATGCGAACGGTGACTATCGATCCGACCTGTTTGAATTTAGAGAAGACCCAGCGAACCCTGGCATGTTCCAAGTCCGCGTTGGCTCATTCACCAACAACAACACAGGCTGGGTAACAATAACGTTTACCGACTTCGCACAATACGTAGCCGACGCACTTGCTTACAAGAACGCCGCCGAAGCCGCAAAGACTGCCGCTGAAACTGCCGCGACCACTGTCGCTCCGATCACCGCAAACCTAGATGACGTACTCGCTGTAGCCAACTCCGTTACATCGATCAACGCTGTAGCCGCACAGCTTGAAGGCACAGTAAACATTGCCCTCACCTTTGCGTCAGGCAACTTCGTAATCGAAAGCACTGCCAATAAGCCTCTTACAATGCTGAAAGCGTTCACCTACGAGTTCGACGTTTCAGACAATTCAAACGCTGGCAACGTACTGGCCTTCAGTTCAACGTCGGACGGCACACATGGAGGTGGATCAGAATTTACAGGCAACGTGACCCGTACAGGGACACCTGGAACATCTGGCGCAAAAGTTTCGATCCTGATCAACGACAGCACCCCAGACAACTCGTTCCATTATTACTGCGTTGGTACGTCAGGGGCTGGAGCCTCTATCACGGTCAAACCGCACCACATTGACAATCTGGCGCAGATTTCAGCGGACATAACAACAACGGCAACAACTGTAGCCCCTGCTATTGATGACGTTACGACGCTTGCAGTTCCAGCAAACCTAACAGCCATCACAGATGTTAAGGCCGCGCTCCCAGAAATCATAGTCGTCGACACTAATATCGCTGACATAAATACAACAGCCCAGTACATAGCAAACATCAACACTGTTTCACTGACGGTAAACATCAACGCTATCAATAATGTTTCTACCAATATGGGGGCAGTCACAAATGTCAACAGCAATATGGGTGCCGTGCAGGGAGCATCCGATAATGCGGACGACGCAAAGAAATATGCAACGCATACTATTAATCAGCAATTCACAGACAGTGACGGCAACACGGAATATTCGGCCAAGCATTATGCAGCACAAGCCGCATCTGTAGGACAGGCGTTTACCGTCATCCAAGGGGATGAGCGCACCACTGGCGATGCAAACGATGTCGTAGCTGACGGCAGTTCCGACACGCTTTCCTTCCAGGGATTGGGGGGAGCCAAGGTCAGAACGCAAGAGGGCAGTGACACAGTATTTATAGACAGCCGTGCAGTAGCAATGGCTGTAGCATTAGGATAGACAAATGGCACTTTACCAATTCAAATCCATTATCTCGAACAACATTGGCGACAGCGCAACGGACGTATACACAGTTCCAGCCGCTAAAAAGTCAATCATCATTGGTTGTTCTATTGCCAACATCACAAAGGGCAATCTTCCAGCCGAGGTCAAACTCGTTAAAGCCGATGCCACAGAGATACATCTGGCACTTTCCACAAAAATAAAAGGTGGGACGACGACCGACTTTTTGGCTGGTAAGAAATTAGTTATGGAAGCTGGTGACAAAATTAACATAACGGGCAAGGTAGCCAATGGCCTCGACTGCGTCCTATCCGTACTTGAGGACGTCGACTGATGGCTACGATAACAATGAACACGGCACCGCCGAACAATGACTATGCCGATCTTACTTTCTATGGCTTCAAACTCGACGGCAACGGCGATCTTAACGTCGAGAAAATAAATGACGGTTCGTTGATCACAATACCTGATCCCGACAATCAATCAGGTCCATCCGATTACCGCCACTGGATTTGGACTGAAGACACTTTGAATTTCACATGGGGTAACAAAGGCCACCTTACGATGGAGATACTATGAGTACGATAATGGATTTAGGGAAGCTCCGCTTCTACTGGACCGGCGACTACAACGCCGCGACAGAATATGAAAGCAACGACATCGTTCGCTACGGCGGTAATGTTTTCGTTTATATTTATGGCCTCAAGACCACAGGAAACGTTCCTACGGATACGACGTACTGGGCGAAAATGGTTGAAGGATTTTCCTTCGACGGTGTTTACGACGCAAACACGACCTACCAGGCAGGGGATGGTGTGTCTCATGGCGGCCGTGTTTACGTTGCAGTGCAGTCCACACAAGGCAACACTCCCCCCAACAGCACCTACTGGTCGGTTTTTGCTGATGGAATACAATACGAAAGTGCATACAACAATGCGACGGGATACCAGAAAAACGACGTTGTCACCTATGGCCCACAGGTCTATATCGCTAAACAGGATACGACGGGCAACCTGCCCACCGATACAGTATTTTGGGACAAGTTCGTCGAAGGAATTTCAGCGTCTGCGATCTATAATGCGGCAACTGCTTACGTCCCAGGAAACCTAGTCGCGTATGGCGGCAACATTTACCAAGCTATCGCCAACACTACAGGCAACCTGCCGACTGACACATCAAACTGGTCACTCTTCGTTCCGAGCATTAAGCCAAGAGGCAACTGGGCTACCTCGACCGCTTACGAAGTAAACGACCTCATACAGTACGGCGGTAACACCTACCGCGCTCTCTTGTCACATTCCTCGGGAACCTTCGCAACCGACTTGAGTAATTCCAACTGGCAGAAATTCACTGGAGGCATCGAGTGGAAAGGCACTTGGGCGACAGCAACCGCCTATAAAGTCGGAGATGTCTTCCTTAATGACGTATCCTCATACATCGTCACTGCCGATCACACATCTGGAACATTCGCTTCCGACTCAGCCAACTACGACACGCTGGCAGTAGGCGCAAATATAGCCTCGCAGACAGGCAATGCTGGCAAGTACCTGACAACAGACGGCTCAGTCACATCGTGGGGTGAGGTAAACGCGACTCAGCAAACATGGACAATTAAAACGGCTAACTACACAGCCGCAGTCCACGACAGGATATTCGCAAACACATCAGGTGGAGCATGGACGCTCACTCTCCCAGCATCCCCGACAATCGGTCAATGGGTACAGATCAACGACGTAGGCGGTTCGTGGGCCACAAACAATCTGACGGTAGCACGTAACTCATCAACCATGATGGGGGGTACAACCGATCTAGTAGCGAACGTCAACAACAGTTCATTTTATCTCGTCTACAGCGACGCAACCTACGGTTGGAGGATCGTATAAATGGTACAACTTTCCACACTAAGCGGAGGCTCTACTTCAGGAAGCTCCTCTATTGTCACAGCAGACGGCTGGGGGTTTGGAACGAAGCCAGCGAAATACATTCTGGCATCAAACAACACGTCGCAGGGGGTCTATGAGTTCGTATTTTACGATCAGGATTTTGCGATAATGCACCCCACATACGATGGCTACAGCAATTTCGTCTATCATGTGACTTCCCCAGTCGTTCGGATCGGAAACGGCAATCACAGCATCAACCAATCCTTCATGTGGAACAGTTGGACAGGCACACAAAGTCACCCTTCTAGCAGCAGCGGATGGTATTTTTGTTCATCTGTAAACTCCGCGCTCAACGTGGGGCCGGGATTTATAGACGTTTTCGCGGACGGCTCGTATGGCAATAACGGTGCAACGGTAGGCGAGAAACACTATCTGAATAATCGCATAATAAACAGTGACCACACGGACGCTGGAAAAATCTATGTTCACGACACTGGCTACATCAAGTGCTTCAATCGAAATGATTTCTCAAAGTGGTTTCCAGAAGCACCCGGCACAAAAAACTTTCAGCTTCCAGCCGTGAACTCTGGCAGTACATCGCCTACCACGGCTATGAGAGGAACTGGAAGCTACAACAAGTCCCGAAAGGAATACATCGGACTTCACTACAATACAGGCGCATATACCTGGGACGTCTGGCACTACAAAGGGGTCGATTTCGACGCTTACCCCTCGCCCCATGATGCTTTCACGAATGCGACAACTGCGACATATTTTGAGTTGACGCTTAGCACCAACCCCTCATCATCAAGCAATGAAAGCTTTCAAAACCCCAAGATATGCCTGTGCGATGACGGGACAGCATTCATATGTATCATGGACCCATCCAACAACCTAAAGCTTTACACTTTTACCGTTCCTACGGACGGCACAGACATGACCACGGGAGGAAAAGGAAGCACAACGCAAGCTACTCATGTAACCGATGTGACACTTACGACAAGTTACGGGATGGATTCGGGAGATCAATATGGTCTTCAGATGATCGAGAGCGGTGACAGAAGGTCAATCGCGTTTGTATGTCCGTATTATTATTACCACTGCGGTTCAGCCGTTCATTACGTGTGCAAGGAAAGCATCAACAAAAACCGAACTTACTCTTCAATCTCAAATACGAGCTACGCATATCAAGTAATTCCGTACAAGGATACTGGCTTTGCAACGTGGCAAAGCCAAAATGTCTACGCAGGCAACTGGTCAGGCGCATTCCTCGAAAAATTTATGCACAAAGACGCAGACGGAATGTACGAGCAGTCCAATGCACAACAGTATATGCCCATGTTCCCTGGCCCTAACACAACGAACTACCCAGCCATGTCTCCCGTTCAAGACTACTGGCTTCACTCATACCGCGATCTAAAATAACAGGAGTTAGCTAATGGCATTCATTCCATCATCTGGAAGCGCGGGGGGAACCAAACTCCGAAAAGGTTTTGCTGGCAGGGCGCAAAGACGGGCCTGCTACGTCATGTGGAGCAAAACATCCAGCGGCGATCATTACGTGTTCTACGACGAAAATTTTAACATGATTATCCCAGCGTACAACAATTACACGACCCGAAACTACGTGACCGCAAGTAATGTCGTGCAGTACCACAGTGGAACTTTCACGACCGAGAACACAATGGGATACAGCGGATGGGGGAGTTCAAACAGTTACCCTAGCTCTGGCGGGACAACTTACGCCTCGATGTTCGCGTTTAACGCAATGAATGGAAGCGCGGCTGGTTATTTTTACTCCGATGGATCGGCTACAACTTCAAGACACCCTAGTTACGCTTCAGATAACAAACTTCGCAACGCGAGAATGTTTTTCCCCTCCGATCACGCTAATCGCGCCATCATGTACGGCTATGAAGACGGCTATGTTTTTGCGCGACACGTAAACAAATCATGCCGGGAAGACCTCCCGTTTGAAGGAACGAAGGACGTAGGTATATCTGGCGTAAGCATGAGCCAAGGCTCCGGCATGGCCGCTTACAACAACACACGAAAAGAGTTCATCTGTGTCAAGCTCAACAACGGGTCTGGCAGCTTTGACATAAATAAATTTACAAACTGGGATTTTGATACATACCCTTCTCCCGCCGCAGCTCTGGCAAACGCAACGCTTGACTTCACTTACACCGTGCAGCACCCAAGCTGGGGAACAACCGATCTTGAAAGTGAGCAAAATCACAAACTAATTCTACGCGACGACGGCCAAATACACGCTTACGTTCAGCACAATCACAGCAGCGGTTTTCGATGTTATTACTGGGACCAGCCCGCGACTGATCCAGGCGCGACTATCAATACCACACATGCGGTTACTCTCACCAACACAACCTCTTACGGGAGGGATCAGGCTCAGCAATACGGTCAGAGGATTGTCTCATCCCGTGACGGGAGGAACTACTGCTTTATGGCTCCGTATTACTACTATTGGTCTGGTTCGCTTCGTCATTTCACTGGCATGGGAGAAACGGCGGTTGGACCTTCAATATCTCTGAGCGACACCAACACTTCCTTCGGTATGCACGTTTTGCCGTTCAGAGATGACGGCTTCATACACTGGTATCCTGGCAACGGCTACGCATCTAACCCTACCGGGGCTTTTTTATACACCGGCGTCCGGGTGGGGGGAATAAATCAAGTGCTTGAGTCGAATGGAAACGAATATCGCTATCTTCCCATGTGGCACGGTTCAAACACCACAAACTACCCCGCAATGGCCGCTGTCGATGACTACAGGCTTTTTAAATACGGAGACGGCTCCTCCGACAACAGTGCCTATAACGAACACATACGACAAGGATAACCAAAAATGACTGAAAAAATATACTTTCTCGATGACGGCAGCTCTTTCATAGCCGATTTTGTTGATGGCTCCGAACCCGACGCAACCGCCAGTTTCGAGATAAAAAGCGGAATGTCGCGTTTGGCAAACCGCTACTCTGTCAAGAGCGGCAAGCTTGTAGACGATTACCCTGACGACGACGATGAAGCCGTCTGCGTCAAGCATCAGGAAGCTGAAATTGCCGCCGCCAAAAAAATCGAAGACGAACTTAAGAAAGGCGAATAAGTATGGAAAATAAGCCACAAGCCGCCAAAGCTTACGAAAAGATGCTTTCCAACAGCAATATGAAGCGCAATCCTATGATTATGGAGGGCGCGACTGTAGCTGAAATCGGCAACAAATCCCCAAAGAAAACTAAAGGTCGCATCAAAGCATCGTGAGTATTACCCAAGCCGAACGTAAACTTCGGCAACTAAGAACACTTTCCAAGTCGCAGGGCTGGAAAATTCTTGAGGAAATCATGCGAGAGGAGATCGTCACTCTCGCTCTTACCACAGCAAAGAACCCAAAGATGACGTCCGAAGAGGCGTCCTTCTATGCTGGTTGTCTGCAAGCGGCCGAGAACCTTCTTAATATTATTCCAAATATGGAGGCCAAGCTTCTTGGCGAAGCGCAATTACAATCGTGGGAAAATAGGGACGACCCTAACCCGATTGATGATCCATTATCCTTACACCAAAAACTTCATAACCCCTAATCCGCTACGGCTGAGAGGAAATTAAAATGGCACTAGACCCCAACGATCCCATTAACCGCATTGCAAGCAACCAGCTTGGCCCTGCACCGCAACAACCAGAAGTTCAGCAAGCGGCTGTAGATGCCGCCGCACCGCCCCCAGCGGAAACACCAACAGAAATGGCGATGACTGACGCGGCTCCGCAAACTGAAGCCGACAATGCGAATCAAGAACCATTTACCATGATCAAGCTTAAAGTTGGCGATGGTGAACGCGAGTTTACAAAATCCCAGCTTGAAGGCATGGCAAGCAGATACCCTGACGTCAACTACAAGTACGCACAGGCAAAGCCCCTGATCAGTATAGCCGAGCAACTAGCTCAGACTACAGGAAAGGACATGCCGACAGTGATGTCGGACATGATGTCCTTAATGAAGAACGGCTTATCCAAGAACACACAGCTTGGCGGTGATGGTCAGCAAAGCATGAGGCCAGGTCAAGACACAGCCCCTGGACAATCGAACATAGGAACAGACGACCCCTTTGCTTCGTGGGAAGCAGAGAACGATGTCGCACTCCCCCCTGGCTATCGTGAACAGCAAAAGAACATTGCATCTATTCAAAATCAGATTGGCCAGATAGGTCAAATGCTTAACGGCGTGCTGCAGCAATCTCAAAACACTGCACAAAACGCAGTGGCAAATAACCAAAGAGCTTCCCAGCAAAGAGAGGAAGCACTGCAACGGACTGTTCAGAACAACATCGTGGAAGCTGGCCAGCGGTACAATCTAAGCGAAGCTGATGATGGGCCATTCCAAGGTTTCATTGCAGAGCGTGGCTATGACATGAGAGAGTTTACTGATGCAGACCTTCTCAATAATGTTATGGCTGACTTTGCCGCCTTGAAAAACCAGCCAGAATTTGAACGCCTAAAAGAGATTAACCAGCGACGGCAGGCGTATCAAGGTACGGTGGCCGCTACCCCAGCCGAGGGAGAAGCCGCTGCCCCAGCATCTCCTGTCGATGAAACCTTAAACCGATTGGCTGACAAGGCGTTCAGCAGACAAGCTGGAATGGGATAAAGATGCCGAAAAAACCCCCAATTCCTAAATCGAGGCCTCGGTTAAAGAAAAAGAAATCAACAATGAGAGAGCAACAACCGCCTCTTGTTAAAAATCATTATGCAGGTCTAGGTCTTGCCACAGGTATTGCAGGGTATGCCGTAACAAGCGCAATCAGAGAAAGTATGTCAAGCAAGGGGGCAGGGGGAAGACGACGGCAAAAAGTAAGAAACAGGGTTCCCCTTAAAGACTTACCAAGCTACGAACAAAGATTTGCGGAACGGCGTGCAAAGTCAGCCAACAGGATAAAAAAGATTAAAGCAGAACAGGCTAGTTATGATTTGCAACGTATGCAGAAGATCAATCCTAACCATTTAAATGATAGTGACAAAAAAATACGAAACCAGATTATTGAGCAGTCCAAAAAAACAATTAAAGATGCCATTCCCCCTTCTAAATTTGCAAAAACTCTCACAAACGTTGCCAGAGTATCCCCAGGAACGGCAGTCGTACTTACGATCTTGGACTATTTACAGGGACGCCCAGCAGGGGAAGGCTCTGCAATCACTGGCCCAGGCTCCAAGAAAAAGTAGCGATGGCTGTAATAAATCCAATTAAACCGCTTAAACCGCAAACACGTCGGATGTCTTTTTTAGAGGCGAACACCAACTCGATTGTCGGCCTTCTAATATCATACCTGTTTACCTATTTTGCATTGCCTATATTCGGGCTTCACCCCGACCCCTTACAGGCAGGGTATATTACCCTTGGCTATTTTTTCATATCTGTCGTCAGAGGCTACGTCATAAGACGGGCATTTAATTTATTTTAAAAAGGGACGACGTCCCTACCCACACAATCAATAATGCAGTTGTGGAAGCTACGTAAGCCGCAATAGCCGCTAGATACACGTCGCAGAAACAAGCTGAAGTCGAGAACGAAGCTCTGCCGTTTTTCGTTTGATGCGTTTTTTTGCAACTTTTTTTTAAAAAGGAGGCTACTATGCCTACTGGAGTACAAGGGTTGCGCGGATCAGGTGAGTTTTCAACTGACTTCCGACCAACCAATTACCGAGAATTGTTTACACTTCTCGAACCAAATGGCTCCGCGCCATTTAATGCTTTACTCGCCATGACGTCGGGTGAGGCTACAGATGACCCTCAATTCAACCACTTTAGAGATTCGATCCCAGAACGGGTTGTGAAGATCAACAACGCTGGAGGCTACAACGCAACAGCAACATCAGTCGTCATTGACGCTGATATTGAAGTTGGGTTCTTAACCGCTGGTACATTGTTGGCCAACGCACGTACTGGGGAAATCATGCGCGTCACAGCCGATGCGTCTGGTACTACTCTCGCTGTGGCTAGAAACTTGGGTTCAACTGGTCTAACCATCTTAGACAACGATGATCTGTTTGTGAGTGGCTTTGCCGCCGCCGACGGTGATGACGTGTCTACCGCCATAAGTTTCGATCCGAGCGTCGTGTCGAATTTCACGGAAATATTTAGAACTCCATTTGCCGTGACAAATACCCTAAAGGCTACCTATCGTCGAACGGGTGACGCGGAAGATGAATTTGCTACGAAAGCTCTCAAGCTTCATATGCAAGAGATCGAAAGAGCCATGTTTTTTGGTAAGAAGCATATCGAAAACAGCGGTGCTTACAACGAACGTCGTTACACTGGGGGTATCTTATCCAGCATAACAAACGTCGTTGATGGTGCAACATGGTCAACAAGCGGTCAGATGACTGAAGATGAGTTCGACTCAATGCTCATCAACACCATCTTTGCCTTTGGCTCCCAGCAAAAATTAGCATTTGTTGGCGCTAAAGTAGCCGCACACTTGCAACGCTTCGGCAAAGCAAGATGGCAGCCTACAGTCGTCGATGGCACCTATGGCGTGAACGTCACACGGTACTCAACGATGGCTGGTGATTTGATGGTTCACTTGCATCCACAGTTCCGACAAGTTCCGAACATGGACAGCGCAATGGTCATCATCGACATGCCACATGTCAAGTACCGTTACCTAGATGGACGCGACACAAGTTTGTTGCGTGACAGGCAAGGCAACGGCGTGGACGGCGTGATCCATGAATATTTAACGGATTGCGGCCTAGAATTAACGCAAGACAAGGTCCATACCTACATTAAGGGATGGGAAACCACTGCCTAACAAGTTTGGGGGGCTTCCTTCCCAGCCCCCCATTCTTTTTTTAAGGAATTTATCATGGGTATTCTTTTTGTAAGGTTAGCGGAAATGTACGGAAAGAAAAAAAGCAAGAAGAAGAAGTAGTGTGTGGAATAACCCTTACGCAGGCTATCTATTAGGAGCGGCATCCTTTCTCTTATTTTTATACATTTTGGTATCTGACGCACACTCCGAGTCAAAAGGACCGGGACTTCAGATGGGGCAGTGTATGCCGATAGCCTCTGCCATAGCATCTATGAAAGAGAAGTTTAAAGAAGTCGTTGTCTTCAGAGGCATCAATCATCGAGAGCAACTGGTCATCATAATGGCCAATCCCCTGACTGATAGCTGGACCGCACTCCAGAGTTTACAAGGCTTGCACCTGTGTATTGTCGCTTACGGCAAAGCTGGTGCGGTTTTACCTCAAGTCAAAGGGGATAAACTTTGAATGATAGAGCTTGCAAACGTCAACCAGCTATCTATTGATTTTGTAGAACTGATTGCTCCCCTACTTGCACTAACTGTCTCAATCGGCATTGGCCTTTGGCTAAAGGACGCAATGGACGCATTGGTAAAGGGGCTGACGTTCCGCGCAGACACAGCCATAGAAGAAGGATGCACGGTCTACATCGACGGTCAACGCGCAACCATCATCAAAATAGGCATTTTCAAAACCACATTCCAAATCCAAAACGGGAAAGGAACCACATGGCGTTTTGTTCCTAACAAACGCATAGAGTACCTGCGTATTGAGAAAGTTATTACGGAGAACGAAGGGACGACAGACCACTAAAACGTTCATACAAACAAGTATGCAAACACGGAGAACATCACATGAAAGTTTATCAAGGTATGCGATCAGCGCAATCCGCGCCGCCACAGACACAACAAGACGAAACCGACGTAGAGCTACAAGCACAGAAGAAGCAAGCAAAAAAAGTCAAAGCATCACAACCCAAAACCAAAACCGACAAAGGTCTTACTTTAATCTCCACTGAAGCTGGCGAACAAAGATACGACATAATCCTCGACGCTGTGACAACAATACGAGGAGTTAGAACACAGGGTGGTCACATGATGTTTGTCATACCACCAGAGTACCAAGAACGTGTGATGAAACACGTCTTTGTAATTCAAGGAAAGTTAGTTGAGGTAGAATGACAACAAAAGTCAGCAAAACAGATCATCTTACGATTGGCACACGGGAGCCGCCTAAAGACACACGTCTTGCTCCCCATGTTTTCCAAGGAAGCCCAAACGCTCCACTTGAAAACTTAGTCGCCCTCGCCCTACGTCGATATGGTGACTTCTCATCACGTCGCGTAACAGGCGATGTCGTTCTTATGATGATTGAGTTTGCAAATGAGGTGGTCGAGATGATCAACTCGCACCCATACTATGATGGCGTCACGATAGAATACTATACCTCGCAAACTGACGCACGGCCTATTGAGGACGCCGTCATGGTTCGCGGTCTTCTTGCTCTTTATGCCGAACAACAAGTATCAGAAAAGTACCCAAACTCCCGTATGGAGTTTGTCAAACACTTAAACAGCATCTTGTACTCGCGTAAGTACAAAGGCACGGTGCGACATGAGTTCGTACCTACGGAAAACTCTGATCCTATGCGAACGGTGAATGGAGCCGAAAGCAAGTTAGCGATCTAACATGCGTACCAAATCCCCTTCCCTAATATCCTCACGCTTATCGGGGTATTACGCTTTCACTGGCCTTGATCGGTCACGTCCTGTTATCGGGATGGATGATGGTAAAAAACAGCCCTTGTTTACCCTAAACAACGCCCACTCGAAATGGACAGGAACTCTGGTACGTGACACAGGACTGAAGGTTCGCAAGCGTATCGAAGAGGGCGAGATAATTCACCAGAACTTTTTTAACAGAACTGGCTTGGCATACGCGGTACAAACCGGCAAAGCGATAAACCTACACACAGAACGCTCTGCCAGCTACACAGACGCTTTCACGAAAGATGCTCCCGTCACATCTGCAATGTTTGCTGGCAAACTCATGTTTATGTCACCTGGCCACGGCATGATTATGACCGATGGATTTTCTTTTATGCCAAACACAGCCTCTGTTGCACCTGGCTTTGGGGTAGCCATTCAGAACCGCATGTATGTTGCTGGCATCCCAAACAAACCGACTGAGATAGAAATCTCACGGCTGTTTAACAACGATGGAGATGAGCAAATATTCCCAGCCGAAGAAACTGCAACTACAACAAGTACCCGTGCAGACTTTCTCGACCTAGCAAACATCATTGGCACTGCCGATGAGATAACTGGACTAGCGCGATTTGAAACAAACCGACTTGCAATCTTTACCAATGACCAAGCTATAATTTACAAAGTTGACCCTGACATTGCCAACTTCGAGATCGACACACGGGCAAACGTACAATTAGGTGCGATCTCCCACAACTCAATCGCACAAGTTGGGTCAGACATCATCTTCTGCTCACGGCATGGCGTACATAGTTTAATCCGCAGTAACGACAATGGCATCACAATAGATACACTCACGCTCTCTTTTGAGATCGAAGAAGTCTACAAAGACCTTTTACGCAAATGTATTGGACCTCGTTTCGTAAGTTCTACCTACGATCAAGACTTAGGCCGTCTGCATATCTTCTTCCCAATGGCAGACGGTCTACACAAAGCTCTGGTTGCAGAGTTTCGACGCGGCTATGACGCTTTGTCATGGTCAACTTCCGATATTGGGTCTGCCAGATGCGGAGCGTTTCTGGCTGGCAGTATGACATTCGGCACAACCTTGACCATGTATGATCGACTAGACGAGCTTTTCGAACTGTCACCACTAGACGATCTCACCGACGATTTCATACGCCCAGCAATGGTTGTTGAAACCCCCATCCTCTGGCACGGCCAGATAGACGAACTAAAGGAAGCACGCGCACTTGTGGTGCAAGCTGCTGGCACAGGAACACTTCGCATCACTGCCCACGATGAGGAAGGCAACGAGGTTCTTGTTGAAGAAATCCAAGTTGAAAGAAGGGACGACAATCCCGTCAGTTTCCCGTCTGATGCACTTGATGTTCAATTTCGTATTCCGTTTCAACTGCGATACCGAGGTATCCAGTTAAAATTTGAGAGTACGGATATGGGAGATTTGGAATTATTAGGCTTTGCGATTGAACTGAAAACACCGCAGAAATAGGAAACACACATGGCACGCATCCAGCAGTTACACCCAGGAAACTACAGAAGCACAGGTAATATCGACGACGAGTTCAACTCGCTTATCCGCTACCTTGTTGCTGGTGAAAAAGGCGACTTCACATTAGGCGAGTTGATGGGTGTTTTATTTGACAGCACAGGCAAATTAATCGCGCCTCTCGAAATGCGATTGGATACATCTTCCAACCTGCAATACCGCGTAGGAACATACACAGATACGACCACAGGGTGGACGACGATAGTTCCAGCTTCTGACATAAAAGGTGCGCCTGGAGCCGACTTAGGGACGATAGAAGGACCGCTATTCTCTGGAGCGCAGTCGTTTACTGCGACGCAGGGACAAACTGTCTTTAATTATATTTTTGACACTACAGATGATTTGTTCGTGTTTTTGTCTGGGGTACTACAGGTGCCGTCTTCGTACACAATGGATGCGGCTAACAACACGGTAACACTCTCATCTGGAGTTCCCAATGCTGGGCAGATCGTACACATCGTTCGTATACGCGCACCTTCCATATCTAACTTTCGCCGCACAAGCTCAACTGCTACGGCAAACCAGGCAGTGTTCGCGTTTCCCCATACGGAAAGCGAACGCATCATGGTCTTTAGAAACGGCCTCTTCCAAACGCCAGGTGGCAGTAACGACTACACCAACGACCCAGCCACAGGCACGGTAACATTTACCTCTGCGTTACCCGCTGGCGATGAAGTAACAATTTTAACTGTCGAAAACGTTGCATCTAAAACTGTAACAGGTTTGATGATGACCGACGATTTCACCGACACGACCACTGGCTTCATCCCCTACTCTAAGATCGCAATATCGGCTGGCCAAATTCCACAAGACCGCATCAACGGCCTCGCCGCCTTGACTGCGAACCGCGGCAAAACATTTGTAAGCTCAACGGCTCCGACGGGTGTCGACGCTGTAGCTGGTAACTTTTGGATTGATACTGCTCAATCACCAGACGAACCAAAATTCCATGACGGTGTAAACTGGCTTCCGTTTTCGACGGCAACCACAATCCCGTCTTTTACGACAACCGACGCACTAAAATCTCTACACATAAATTCGTCAGGAACTGCATTAGAGTTTCGGAACGTAGACCTCAGTGCCTACGTTCCGCTTACGTCCGTCGGGGCCGCTAGTGGTGTGGCGGCTCTCGACGCGACGGGGAGACTTGCCGCAAGCCAAATTCCGACGGTCATGGCTCTTGACAGTATGCACTTTGTGGAAACTGGAACGACAACAGCTACCACCACTTTTGTCATAAAACGCATTTATGGAGAGATTATTCGCATCGACAAAATAAGTGTAAGAACATCCAGTGGCACATGTGACGTTATACTTCAAGTTGACGGTGTAAACGTCCCTGGCTTTACAGCCGTGGGAGCATCATCCACGCCAGTAGAGCAAAACCTAGCAAACAGTATCACCGTAGACGCACAGACGGCTAACGCTTCCAAGACAATAGGCTTTGAAGTAAGCAATGTCACAAGTGCCGCCGATATTGAAATTGTCTTAGCAGTAACGAAGGTCGCATCTTAATGTATAGTTTTGCTCAAAAAGTACAGAAGCATGGTAGGTTTGGCGACACGCTGGTAGCACACTTATCCCGATCTGAAGCAGACCTTCTAAAAAAAGCCGGTGGAAGCGGCACGATAAATCCTCGCACTGGGCTGCTTGAGTTTTATAAAGGCACTCTAGGCGGCAGAGGCATAAACCTGTTCAACGCAGAAGAAGAAAAACAAGAACTCAATAAACCTACGGTAGCGGACGCATTTCAAAACCTGATAAAAAATCAAGAAACAGGAATGAAAAATCTTGACAGCGAGAAAAACGGCAAGGCGTCTAAACAAGCATTAGCAGTCGCAAAAATACTGATGGGAACTCGTGAGGTCTATGACGACAAAGAAGGTATGTATATACCTATGTACTACGGTTCAGACAACAAAAGCGATCCATTTGGCGACAAAGCAAACGCAGAACTTGATGCGTTGTATTGGGACCTTGGAATTAGAAACGCTTTGTCCAAAAGCGGTGCCACTGACGACGACCCTGGTATGCAAGCCCGTGACATGCGTAGATTTTTGAGAAAAATAAGCGGATTTGATCAGGGCGATCTTATGATTGCCTTTAACGAACTTGGCCTCGAAATGCCAGACCCCGACGGCAAAAAAGGAAGACAATCCAGTAACATTTTCTCATGGGATACCATCGACGGTCAGCCAGTTACCCTTGCACATGATTACGGCAGACAGGCTTTGAGTCAAATCTACGGTTCAACCAGCTTGGACATGGGTGAAATCGGTGATTATCCCGATACGAAAGAGTATAGCGGTCCTATGGCATGGCAAGATGCCGCTAGAGACGTGACCAGAGGATTTGGACAACTTGCTGGAATGACAGGCGTTGGCGGCTGGACGAAAACATTTAAACACATGATTAAGGATTTAACAGGTTTTGAGTTGTTTGGTTTTGACGGCGACCAAGGCGTGACAGACGCTATTGGCAGTACAGCCCTCGGTGGTGATGGATCAGGTTATGGAGGAGTTTAAGAGACATGACGTTCGGTAGTAAAATGTTTGGATCAGGAAAGCAGATGGCAAAGCACGGACGCTTTGGCGATACCTTGCTGGCACACATCAACCCTCAAGAAGCCGCGCTCCTAAAAGCCCGTGGCGGTAGCGGCACCATCAACCCAATGACAGGTGCATTGGAATTTGCGAACCGAGATGACTTCGACGCTGACTTTTACCTTGATCAGTTCCAAGACGTAGCTAAAGCTGGCTACGGCAGAGGCTCTCCTGACGACGAAAACTATCTTGATCCATTCGAACATTATCAACAATACGGCAAAATCGAAGGTCGCGCTGGAAACGTCGGTGAACAGCAGACCCAAGATTTAGGTGCGTACACAGGAATGTTCGACGAAGATTTTTATCGCACTAACAACCCTGACGTCGCTCAAGCCCTCGACGAGGGTACACTTGGCGGCATCAGCGCACGCGATCACTTCAACATTTTCGGTCAATCAGAAAAACGAGCAACCAACCAACTGCAACAAGACATAAAAGACGCTGGCTTTGAAGGCCGTTTTGGCCGCTTACAGGGTTTGTCGTCTTACGACGACAACGTTCATGGCGGCGGGGCAAGTGAGCGTTCTACTGAACGGCGAGATATGTTAAGCGGAGCAAACCTTCTTAACCAAACACAAACTGACCTGCGGGGAGACATAATTGGAAGCGGCGACTTCGCATACGACTTACTTGGCAATACGGCTGGAATGTCGACTGACGAACTTTCGTCACAGCTTACGCCTCGCTTCGACTTGGCGCAATCTGGCTACACAGGTTCCTTTGATCCAAGCACAGTGACTGCATACAAAGCATCGTATTCAGATTTTGATGATGATCCATTAACTCCGTGGTCAGCATCTAACGCAAGCAACGTTGGCCGCGCTGGAACAGATCAAACCGCTGCCCGCGATGCTATAAGAGGTATCGGTTACACAGGTCGTTTTGGCACGGGCGAAGCGGAAACATTTATCAGTGACAAGCTCACACAATATGGCTTATTGCCATCAGGCGATACTGCAACCGACCTCAACAACATCAAAATGCAGCAGCAATATGAAGCGGCAATCCTTGCAGCAGAAAACGCTAGAAATGCTGATCTAGGCGTCACCACCCCTGGCATGGGGCCGGGTCCAGAGGTAACTGCTCTCCCCGACACTCCTGTCAGTAACGAGGTTGCTACGCCAGACATAGCTGTAGACATCCCTGCAAGTACAGCTTCACCTGTGGTCAACACACAGCCACAGACATTCGGCAACACATTCATGCAGAATTTCCGACCAACTCGTATTAACCCATTTACAGGTGCGTTAGAATATCTGCCCACGCAGTGGCCTATGCCTACCGCATTTTCGCAAGCACTTAATCCACGCTTCGCTGGTGGGTTTGGCACGACCATAAGACTATAGGAGCTAACAGATGGTAGCTTTTTCAACTCTCCTTGGGGTAGCTGGCCTCGGAGCCAACCTAATATCAGGTTTTCAAGCGAACAGCCGTGCAAAAAAACAGCTGCGAATGGCTGAACAGCTTCAGAACCGTCAGATCGAGAGCATGGATCGTCAAGAAGGAATTTACGACGAAGGTGCTGACGCACTTCAAGACGTCATTGCTGATCTGCTTACTGCCTACGGGGGGCGCGGTCAGTACGATCCAGCATATATTGACGATCTTGCAAATCTGCTTTCCGCTGAACGAGATCAAGGCGAGATCGACACACGGCGCGACATCCTACAGGAAAGCGCAGTACAAAAACGCCGACAGGATGCAGAGCTTCTTTCTCAAATGACGCTTGCTGATACTTTGTTTCCGACAACGGCTGGAAATGTTGGAAGCAGAGCCGCAATCAATACAGCCTTTTCACCAAATAAGTACGATACTGCGGTCGCTGAACTTGCCAACATGTATAAAATGAACCTCGACACAATGTCGAAGCGCAACCTTGATCAGGCAATGAGTAAAATCCTAACCGACAGCCAGCGCAAGCTAGGCGGTGGGGTTACAGGACAGCGCACAGTAGCGGCTCGTCAGATGGCAGACGCGATGGACGAAGCCGAAGCAAGAAACACACTCAACGCGATCAACATGGCAATGCGTCAGATGCAGGGACTGCAAGGCTTGGATACTGGCTTACAACGCGGTAACATAGCCGCACAGGGGGCAGACATAGCTGGCCTCAACTTTGACCGATCAATGCAAGACCTTGCCTTCAGACAGGCTATGCAGTCGGCAGTCACTGGACAAAACTTATCACAACAAGCTCAGGCAGGTGAAAGAACCAACATGGCAGGCGCAATGGGCATGTTGCAAAACATTGACGCACTCAACCAGAACACTGACTTGGCCGATTATCAAGCCGCACTTCGAACGCTTGGACAGGAGCAGGCACTTGCAACAACGACGCTTGACACTGGTCAAGCACTTGCGACAGCCCCATTCAGCTATCGTGTGCAGGGTCCAGCAGGTGTATTAAAGTCTGCCCCAGCCGCCGCACAAACCTCGCAAGCACTGATGAAAACATTAGCAGAACAGGCTGGCGGTGCTTTTGGCGCGGCTGGGCAATCGGCTGACAAACTTTTCAAAGAAACAGGTCTTGGTGATATGAAGCTTGGTGATTTATTTGCCCCGACCCCATCATCAAATCCAATCGATTACAGTTCTCTTGGCCCTGATCCCATGTTTGGTGGAAGCACCAGTGCTGGCACATGGGATCAGGGAGGATTTTATATTGACCCGAACCGCGTCTTGTAAGGTACTCAAATGATTTTTGGTTTCCATAAATTTACAGAGGGTATGCAAAAGTCTGATGAGGCATACCAGACTAAACGCATGAAGAACCTACAGTTCTACAGGGAGTGGCGGCAACTATTCCCAGATGCTCCAATCGGGGATCATCAAAATGTGATAGACACACTCTCTGGTGGAAGCAGTTACCTAAAACAGCAACTGCCATCGACAGCGGCTCTACGTTCTTATGCAGACCGAAGAGAGAAGGACAGAAAATACAACGAGTGGAAACTCGAAAACGAAAGGATGACTTCGCATATAGATGCGTTGAACAGCGTTTCGAAAATGATAGACAACAAGATAACTGCAAACAGCACATTCGAAAGTTTGGAAAAAGATGTAGTGTCTATGTTTCCTGACCCAAGTTCGCCAGGAGCGCAAACGGCTCAAGCAATCATGCGGAACTACAGGCCGACGTTCGACGCAAAGGTTATAAGCTTAAAAGGTGAAATGGCTACAAGAATTTCAGAGATGATGCAAGGCATCGACGCTGGTGATGCGGCAGAAGCCGCCGCCAGTTTAGGCCTGCAAGCCAATGCGGAAATTCTCCAGTTGGCAGTGGCAAAAAGAAAACGGCGTGACCGCACAGAGCGTGACAAGAAAGTAGAAACATTTGCTAAAAACATGCAGAAAAATGAAACAGTCCAACAACTAATTAACATGGGCGATGAACAGTCTATAAAAAAAGCGATGGATTTTGTTTCACAACAAGCGACCCTAAATGGAATAACACTCCAACCAAACGAATTTGCTTTGCTCAATGCCTCGCTTAAAAACGAGCAGACAGCGCGTACCCCCATCATAGCTACGAAAGCTGTCAACGATTTACGAACGAACAATCCAGAATTTCTTGCAAATCTCAGAACGTATATTGTCAAACAAGGTAAAAACCTTAGTGAACTAGGCCTCAGAGCAGAGATAGAAAAAGGCCTAGATGTAATGATGAACCCACATGCAAAGGAAGCCGCGCTTCAACATATCTATAACAAGTTGATGTCGCCTGTTAATATCAAAAGTTCGGAAGCGAAATTGGTAAAAGAACTTGCAGCAATAATAGGACCAACAAAAAACTACTCACCTCAAGACGTTGCAAATAGACTAGGCATCCCAATGAATAATATTGGGCTGATAAACAAAGTCATCAACGAAGCAAAGGGTCAGCAAGCCGAAAACGACAGAGTGCAAATAGCAAAGATCACTGAAAAATTTACGTCGGATCAAGGTTTTATGAACCGACTGTCAAGCACTGATGCCAACATACGTGAAAACGCCATCAAGGAAATCCAACAATATTATAATTTATTCAAAGTTGGTGATTCGTTTGATGCCCTCGCTTGGCGAATAAAAGGTATGGATGAGGCAAAAGTTAAAGAGCCAGCACGCATACAAGAAACTGTTAATAACATAGAAAAGTCAGACCTATTTAAAAGAATAGTAGCTCTCGGAAACGAAGGGAAAGACGCCTATGCTCTTGACACATTAGAACGGGCAATCCCCAATGGCATTCAAGGATCAACAAGACAAAAAATCTTTAACCAACTTGTAAGCAGATTACAAATAAACTTAGACGCTGGAGTAGTGACACTCCAAAAAGGTTTAAAGATACAAATACAGAAATCCGCTGATCAACAGTACACAACATTGGTCGAAAATCTTGCCAAGGCCAGTACAAAACAAATACAAGGATGGGCCGCAAATAAGTTTGACGTTGATGAAGACGACACAGACGCGCTCACGGCGTCGGCTGGCGTCGAAGGTTTCCTCTCAGGAAAAGATATAATGCACGGCTCTGATCTCACCTTGATATATGAGTTTGCTTGGCAAATGGCTGGACGTGACAAAAACACGTTCTTGCGTGATCAGCCTCTTCTTTTAGAAAAAGCTTATAATGAATTAAATCGACCAGACAATAAAAAACTTCAAAGTTCACGGGCAGGTTTCATTGCGAAGAAAATCGCTGACAGAACAGCCCCGATTGCAACACAAAAAGAAATTGCCGCGAAGATGAAATCTTTAGAAACAGATTTCGCTGACCTTAGACCATCATTAGAGGTAATTTCTTCTGCCCCATATTATAGCAAAGAAGCTGGCCGAATGTTGGGAACAAATGACCCTACGGAATTTATACAAGAAAGAAATCAATATATAGCTGATTTGCTCAAACGTGTTAGAGATATGAAGTCATCAATCGGGGCTGGGACTGTTATATTTGGAGATGTAGAGGCTGGTACGTTTGATACGTTGACCGCAATGGAAGACGAGCTAAACCGTATGTATAAAGAACCAAACCGAGTTGCATTACGAATTAAACTTAAAAAAGATCAAGACATAATCTTCAACGACTTCTTTGTGCTGCCACAAGACGCTTTCCCCACCAACAGTAAAAACCCTGGTGCCAGAAGCTTTTATCGAAGCGGATCAACACCTGGTTTAGCACCAGGAACAAATGTAAACCGCCAATAATAGGGACGACACAATCTCTGTTTCCAGCGACAACGATTTAATCGTTGTGAAACTGGAGAACCGACGTGGCATTAAGTCCCTATTACCAAAAGCTTTCAAATCAAGCAAAAGAACAATATAAAGCGCAGCAAGAAGCTGCTGATTATCTAACAAACTTCAATCCATCTACTGTCCTCTCGCATCCACAATTTCTACAGGATGTACGTGATGTCATGGCGTCTCAAGGACAATACTTCGACAATGACGAGGATATGCTCCAAGAGTTTTTCTGGGAACGCAACTGGCGCGATCTAAACCTTGCCGCCGAACTAGGGGGCGATGCTGGCTACAAGGCAATCAAAAAAGCCACACCAGAAATAAGAAAGAAGATGGGAAACATCCAAAAAGTTTTCGATCAATACCCTGCGTTCTGGCAAGAAGGGGGGCGAGGAATACTAGAAGGGCTTGAAGATACAATCCCTGCCCTAGTTCTTTCTGTAGAAAACGTTATCCCTGGCCTCTCTGGTTTAAAGATTGGTAAAGCCGCCGCACAAGCTGGCCAGAAACTTTCAACGTCAGTTGCCAAAGGGGTTGGGGCTGGTTCTGTAAGCGCGGCTCCTGTCGAGGCTACTGTATCGGCTGTACAAAGTTTTCCTAGACAAACAGGAGATATATTGTCTGGAGCGCAAGAGGGCGAGTTTGATTATGACAGAGTTGTTCAAGAAGCACTTTTAGGTGGTGTGGCTGGCGGTGCGCTTGGCGGTGTAATCGGCGGTATTGGTGGTGCGGTAGGTGCCAGGAAAGGACGTCAAGTAACTGACGCCGTAGCCAAACTTAATGCGGAAAAAGCCGCTAGGCTGACAGACGATCCCAATGCTGATGTAAGCGACATCGATGACCAACTAAAAAACCTAGCGGAAGCTAATGATCTAACCGACGCACAGCTACAGCCAAAACCTGTAGACACAGCAACCGACGCAGACGTCGAAGCCCCTTCTGCTCCAGAAGCTGAAGCACCTGTAGAAGCTGAAGACCTCGACAGTGTAGCTTTAGAGCAAGCGGCACAAGAGGAAGAAGCGCAAGCACAAGCAATAATCGCAGAAAATGATCTTGGTCGCATCGACGACAGGCTAGACAAAAAACAAATTTTAAAAGACAAGACAAAGAAAGAAGCTTACTTTGACGCACGCATACGTGTACGCAAGGCAGCTATCTATCGTTCGATCATCTCTCAGCAAGAGCAGATAGCCGCACTAGATGAAAAGATAGCCAAAGCAACTGATCCAAAACAAGTCACACAGCTACAGGACCAGCGTTCTAAACTAATCATCGAAAACAGAACCCTTCTTGATGCTATCCGAAACAAAGATGGTGAAAAACTTGACGACGCTGTTACGGATAAAGCCGAAGCAGAGATTAGATCAGAGGAAGTCGAAAGCGAGGTAGAGGCAACAAAAGCAGAGGCAGAAGAAGTCGCCACAGAGGAAGCTCCTGTAGAAGCGGAAGCACCAGAAGTAGACACCACTACCCCAGCACAGCAACGCGCATCTGTGGAGATGAACGCTAATACAGCCCTAAGTATCCTTGAAGAAAATGGTATCACTGCAAAAACTATATCCGAGCTAGATGACGAACAATTAGTAGACTTGTTTGCTGACCTTGAGTTCGTCGTAATAGACCCACAAAGAGTTAGACAGCTTGTAGACAAGTATGGTCTAGGTGCATCGGAAGAGTTTCAAGCTCCGCGAGATGGAACTCTAAACCCTGCTAGAGAAGCGGCCCGAATTAAAAACCAAATTGTCAAAGGCGTTATCAGCGACATGGACATGTCTGGTTTATCAGAAGAAACCAAACAGCAATTCTTGGGCGACCTCACACGCATGGTTGAGCGTATGCAAAATGACACGCAACTCAATGACCAAAGCAAAGGGTTTTTTCGACACAGGATCGATACCCTTGCAGAACTAGAATTAGAACGTCTTATTGAAACAGATGAAACACGAAGAAACGTGCAGTCATTTCTATCTCGTGAAGACACGTTCTTCGCTAATCCAGAAGGAGAACGTATTGCTGGCCTTGGCAGAAAACAGCGTCCTGTGACTAGGCGTGATCTCAAACTGCCACAACAATTAAAAGCACTCGCTGAAAGCAACAAAGCCGCCAATGATTTACTTAAAGGTAAAGACAAAGACAAGACTGAACTCTACAAGTCAACTCGTGTCGAACAGGTGGCTACGCAGAGAGGACGAACACCAGACGGCAAGAACTATAAAAGAGGCGACATTGTTGAATATGATTTAACCTCAAAGAAGTATTCAATATTACAAGTCGGCAAACGCCAAAGAAAGAAAGACGCAAACGACCCCGTTGAGAACCTTATCAATATCGAGAGCAGGGACAGTTTTTATCAGTCCCTTGGCCAGTTAGTTACGACTGGACAAATAGAACCTAAAGATGTTGCAGGCATCATCACTCGACGCAAGCAACGCATCGACGGCAAAGCCGACGCTCCTTCGGCAGCAGATGCTGAAGCTCCCGTTTCCTCTGCGTCGAGAGAGGGTTTACCCCCAATACCAGAGGGCCGCGTTTATGGAATTAGAAAAAAGATTGGCGGTGGTAAAGGCTATCAGAAATTTGACAACCGTCGCATGGGTGCAAACCAAAGCACCTTCGAAGAACTCATGGGCAAGAACCAAGAAGGTTGGGAACTTGGCCACTTCTCTCCTAACGTAAATCTCAGAAAATCAGAAGCAACAAAAGACTTTGTTCCGTTTGATGCTGAAGCTCCAGTAGAAGCAGTCGAAACGCCCCAGCCACAACCAGCGAAAAATAAACCCGAACTGCAAGAAGCTAGTGATGATGAGCTTGCAGAAAAAATCCGTAATATAACCAAAATTGAACAGCAAGAGTTCGATGACAATCTAAGCAACTTCAACTCTCGCATCGAACAGCTTGAAACACTTTACAACGAAACGCCTGACTACAAGTACCCACAACAAAAACGTCGAGAGGCATGGCAACAGCTAAAGAGTATTTTTGGCGACGCTGAAACAGACAGCACGATCCTGATGAGAGACGTACTGCGTCGAATAACAAACGCCAACAATGGCATGGCTCCGAACATTGTAAAAAGAGATGGCACTGATGATACATCTGCATCCTTTATTCCTAGAACAGGAACCATCACCATTCGTGAAACCGACGGTGGCCTGCCAGATTACTCTATACTGGCACACGAGCTATTCCACTGGGGATACAGAAACGTACTAACGCCATCCGACAAGGCGGCAATGCTTAAAGAGCTACGCGCCTACTATGCACCAGACGGCACACTTGACATAGAGAAACTGCAAAGCATGTCTCCCTTTGCTTTGCGTGATCAAGATGCTTTAGGCCGTCAATTTAATAAAGAAGGTCAGATGATAGGAACTGATAAAACCCTATCAAACTTTAACCCCGAAGAATTTATGGCGGCAAACTTCCAAGCATACTTAGAAGGTAAGCTGCCATTCCAGGGAACGATGATGCAGAAGCTGGGTAAACTGCTTCAGAACTTTCTTGAGTATATCATCCCTGGCAAGAAGCAACGCCTCGATAAATCCCTAGTACCTTACTTTGATAAACTGTATGACGACAATGCACAAAGCTATCTGTCTCGTGTGGTAGAACCAGAGACACGCGCTGGCGAAAGCTTAGTTCAAATGCGTGATGCCTTCACTATGCAACGCATAGATATAGAAGACAGTTTGAATGACCTGCAAGAAGACGCCGACGGCATACAGACGTATGGTCCTTCTCTTACCAGCATACGACAAATGACAACTGCTCTTCGACGCGCAGTTACCCTGACAGACGATGATGCAGAAACTACTTTTGGCGTGGCAATGGACGCGCACCTCGACAAGGACAGCGTTCTTGCTTTCCTTGACAAGATAGAAAGCCGACAGCACACAAAAGGTGGACTTTCAAACATAGAGAGCGCGAATGATTTAGTCGAAGCTTTTGAGATTATCGACGAAGCGATCAACGATGCCTATGAAGTTCTTGAGGGCGGCCATTTACGGCCAAGTGAAAAGGTATTGACTGATACCGCATCAAGCAAAAAAGAATACGTCCCAAAAAGTGAATGGGCTATACAGCAAAAAATCTTACAGGAAAACATCAGAGAGAATAAAGCCAAGTTCGAACAAGAACTTGCCGAAATGGGTAATACACCAGATGGTGTTAATCGACCTTCACTCATCAGCGTGATGGAGCCAATAGCTAAATTTCTTGGGGAGATAAGTTTTGTAGGGAAAATTAATCCTGATACTGGAAAGCCGTTTGGTAAAAATGCGGCAATGCTGTTCGCTATTTCTGAAGACGTGCGTGAGCAGAGGAAGCTTACAGGTATCTTACAAAAACAATCTCGCAAAATGTGGGCTGCCGTTGGCGTAAAAAAGACTGGTGTTACAGACGAGGAGATACAAGCGTTCGCTGACATGAGCGACGACGATTTCTTCACAGAAACATTTAATCTCATCGACAACGCTCTTGACTATCTATACGTGGCCGACACTCGCTTGACATATAAGATGCCGTGGGAAGACTTAAAAGCCAGTGCCAGAACTCGTGCGGAAAAACAAGAAACAGCATCCAAACCAAAAAAACGTCGTCGCAGAAGAGCGAAATCAAAAGCAAATGAACCTAACAAAAACAAACCAGCGTCAACAAATACACCTAAAGACAAAAAAACAAAGACAGCTTCTAACAGGGAGTTGGATAAAGAATTACGAACAAAGCCTGATGAGGCTAGAGAAGAAGCGATAGGTGCTGAACTTATCCGACGCATACGTGCTGGAGCGCAAGTAAAAGAAGTCCCAGTACCAGTCGATGTTATCCGAATGAGTGACGCTCAACTGTCTGAAAATTTAACGGCGGCATTAGACAAGGGTGATAAAGTTCGGGCCAATCAAATCGCTTACGAGGCTTTTGCCAGAAACGATCCAAAAGCAAAACCAATAATCTCGTTCGACGCACCGCGCATAACAGAATTTCTTGAAGCTGAAGATTTGCAAACACGGGGCGCAATGGACAACGACGGTGTTCCGACGCACGCACCAGAACCAATACGAGAAGTTGTGCGTCGAATAACACACCGCGATCCCGACACACAACGTGTGGCCAGAGGACTTATGCACCGCCTGATGCTGATAGCTGATGACATCGTTGAAGCTGATAGAAACCTAGAAATAAATTCTGGCGGCTTCAACCCACTACGAACAAAGCTTCGAGCATTGGGCCGATCCCTCACAGGCAACGGTAAACAACGAATGCTTACACCACGGGAGACTGTAGAAGGCCTAATCGAACTTGACTTCAAAGCACGTCCGCTTGATGGCGATGACATTGATTCGGTCCTTACGGAATACGATAGATTTCCTGATGATCCTGTTAGAAAGCGTATTGAGGCAGAAAATGGAACTGACCTTGATTATGATAATGAAAGTGGCTTGGCTCAAAAATGGTTCCAAGCCTACTTGGTAGATGTAATAGAAGGAAACAAAGGCGAACGTCCGTTCAACAATGCCAGCTACTCTCCTCTGAATGACGTCATTAAAGAACGTATAGAGGAAGTAGCATATCTTTCTAACGGTATGATGGGCAACAAGGCAATCAAAGACTATGCCTCTCGCCTAACACTTTATGGTGACATGTTTAAAAACATTGAAACGCCAGTCAGCGAAGCCAGATTAGCGAAGGAACTAAATTTTGTTGAGGGTGGTCTAGGCGAAAGCATGGGCAAATCTGTACCTTATTTCCACAGCACACCAAACCGAAGGGTGTTCGATAACCGAGATTTTATTTGGGAATATTCGGGACCACAATCTCGGCTCGGCCCAGGCATCTATATTTCGCAAAGTCCCGAAGTTACCGATGCAATGTATGCCAACCGTCCAACTGCGGGAGCGATGCAAGCGATGGTCCGAAACGCTGACCTTGATTTCGTCGCAGAACAAGATGCTTTGATTGCTATTGATCGTTTAATAGAATTGAGGAGCAGGGAAACCGACCTGATTGAGGCGAAAGCTAGTCCGAATGAAGTAGAAAGCGGTCCTATAGCAATGTTTCGGGCTGTTGCAGATAAAGACGAGACGCTTTTAGAACAGGTTCAAGACCAGATCGCAGAAACCGAAAGGGAGTTAGCAGAAGTAGGAGTTGTTCCAGAACCTGGAACTGTAGAGGTACGGATACGAGCGCGTAATCCATTTGATCTTCGTGCTGGGATTAAATTAGGTCAATATGATCCCGACATGAATGCTGTTTTAGACTTCATCGACAACTTTGACCTACAAGAAAGGAGCGGTTTGAGCCTTAGAGATTTTGTGAACGGTGAAATAGAAAGAACAGGAAGTATTGATGCAGAAAGGTTTCATACTTTAGCTGCAATATCATTAACACCCGATGGAGAAAGTGTGAACGTCGGCAAGGTAGACTTTAACAATATTGTAAAAGAGCTTGGCTTCGACAGTCTGCGTTTCATTGAATACAACAGGATTGGCGACAACAGAGAGATGACAGAATACGAAGCTCTTGTGATGTTTGATCGAAGCAACGTTAAGTCTCCCGACGCAGAAGAGTTCAATCCAGACAGCGACTATCACTTCAAGGCACCGCGAACAACCAAGCCTCTTGGCAAAGCAGTTAGCACAATCATAGATGATCCAGATGCAACGCCAGCCAATCAAGCGCAGTTCTACACAGACATTGATGATCTAGGTGCAGAGAGCGAAATCATTGATGTAATGAAAAAGATGGCGAAGCTACAGCAATTCAACGATGCTGACTGGCGTGCGCTTTCTAAGTACAATCCATTGCGCTTCTTACAGGACAACGCACGCAAACTTCGCTACCACGGGATGCACTACCTTGGTGACTGGGCCAAACCGATTGACGGTACAGGATACCACGAACGTCAAATGTCAGAGTTTGCGCGTAAGGTCATGCCTATCTTTCAACTAATGTATAAGACCGCTGGCGAAGACAGTGCAACAGGGGCAGTCAAAAGATGGGGGCGAAACACAAAGTTTTGGGGCGATGGCATACAGCCAGAAAGCTACAAAAAAGTAGTTAAAGCCCTACGTCGACAAAGCCAAGACAACTTTGCAAACCTCAATGAGGAAGAACGCAATCTCGCTACTGCCTTGCGAACTCGGTTTGACCAGGAGTTGCAGTCAATGAGGGAAGCTGGGATACGGATTGGTGAAATACCTAATAATTATTTCCCTCAAATTTGGAACACTGAAAAAATTCAAGCCAACTTTGAGGAGTTTAAAAAGGCTCTCACTGGTTACTTGACAAGGGAGCAGCGACTGCGCGGTGATCCAGAAGACACCAGAGATTTAAGGTCGCTAGAAGATATAGCTGACCATATGGCAAATACGCTTATTGATGAGGATGGTGTTTACTTGCCTCACCAAGGCTCCAAGTATGCTAGATCGGGCGGTAAGTCGGATGCTGAATACATGCGCTTGATACGTCTGACCGACACAGATGCAAACGGCAAACTTCTCTACGGAGACATCCTAAACTTTATGGAGAAGAAAGGTTATCTGGCAGATGACTTGCAAAGTATCACATCCAAATACTTCGAGGGAACCACTCGACGCCTAGAGATGCAAGAGAAGTTCGGCACAAATAATCACGGCTTCTACGATTATCTACAGGTCAGACAGAACGGTGCGCGAGACGCCATCAAACTTTTATCGACAGACAAAATAGTTACCAGTACACGATTGGCACAAAAAGAATTTGGATACGGCGTCGAACCGCGAACAATCCGTATCCCAGAGATGCGTGCTATGCGTACAGATGAAGCCGTGCAAGCCATCGAAGTCGCTGAAGCCCTCATTGCAAAAGGGCAAGGTCCAGTTTCTGTGGCTGCGTACCTAAACAGGCTGCGTCCAAATGGCAGTCGCGCTTACAAAAAGCGCGTCGACGCTATTGCAAACGGATTATTTGAAAACAAAAAATTTGGCTCACTTGATCGACGCAGTTTTGGCGATCAAGACCCGATCAAGTTTGCCGACACATACATGTCTACATTAATGGGAAGACCTACGTCGGACAGCGTTTATTACAATAGCCACAGGAACGCCAGTAAGTTTTTGCGAACATTTAGTTCGGTAACACTGCTCGGCTGGACAACATTAACCAGTATCACCGACATCTCTCTCCCCTTCTTGAGAGGCGCGGGTATTCGAGACAGTTACAATGCAATGCGTAACTTCGCTAGTGGAGAAGACGGTGCAGAATACAGAGCCGCGCTTCGAAGCATTGGTGCGTCTATGGAAAACCTTGCTCATCAGAGAATGGCGATGCTTTACGGTGGATCAGGCAGCAAACTCAGCAACGCATTTTTCAATGCCACTTTGTTGACGCCTTGGACAAACCTCAACCGCGAAGTGGCAACGGCCACAGGTTACGAGATGTTGAAAGCTACACAAAAAATAGCGCAGAAACATTACAAACCAGGTCAAGTATCGCAATCAGCGAAGTACCGTCGAGCAAAAAGAAAGCTTGAGCAGTTTGGGTTAGGCGAATACGCACACAATGACAAGTCATTTGAAGATGTAGCTCTACTGTATGACGACGCAAGATTGCGTACAGCGTTACATCGTTTTGCGAATGAAAGCATATTCACGCCGTCAAAAACAGACCTCCCTCTATGGAGCCAAGACAATAATTCGCCTTGGGGTGCGGTGCTTTTCCAACTTAAGAGTTACCCTCTTATGTTCCAGCGTTTAGCGGCTCACACATTCAAAGAAGCATATAGATACTTTGATCCGCGTAACACTCCTGGCAGTGGACGAACCGCACACGATGGCGACATCAAACCCTTACTCAATATGATCTTGATTGGTGTACCCTCTGGCTCTTTAGCGTTGGCAGCCAAAGACATTCTTCAAATGCGCGGTGGCGACGATGAAAGGAGTGCGGCTCTACGCGAACGGTCATTTAACAAGTTAGTCGAAGAAATGGGCTACGACGTCAGAGTGCATGGAAATCGAGATAAATTTTTGGGTTGGTTCATACAATCACTCGTCCATATGGGGGGCTTTGGACTCGTAGCGGACTTGCTGTATCAAGCTGGGATGCAAGATGAAAAAGGTTCTTATGGCGTAAACCGCATCATGGGGCTTGCTCTTGGCCCATCATTCGGAACGCTTCAAGCTGGCGCGACAATGTTCCAAGGCCTTAATCCGACAGAAGGATCAATAAGCAGACCAGCCGCTAGAGAAATTTCTCAGCGTGTGCCAGTTCTTGGCGGCGTCCGTAGTGGGCGAGAGTGGGCTGTCGACTTTTTAGCTGGCGAACCAAAGTCCAAAAAGAAGAAAGGACTAAAATCATCCGTAGGCAATAGCCTAAAATCTAAACTGTAAGGACGACAGGGTAGAGGAACTATGGAAGGTATAGGAATAGGAGATTACATAACGATTTTTTTCGGGGGTTTTGCAATACTCAGCGGCATAATCTTCGCGCTTATTCGCAATCATGTGATGCTACAGGAATGTGTCAAAAAGATTGAGACATTGTTTCAGCTAGTCAACAGCTTGAGAGACAAGAATAAGTGATTGTATTAAAGAGGGAGTTCGCCTCTCCCCATTTTAAGTGGCGTGAACTTGAGTGCAAATGTAAACGTATATGCGGTGTAGGAGGAAACAAAGCACGATGGATACAACCAGAAGCGATAGAAAAATTGGAGGTGATGCGTGACTTGCTCGGATTGCCAATGCGGATTAACAGCTCGGCACGCTGTCCGTTGCATAATGCACATGTTGGTGGCGCTCCTCTATCGACACACAGGTCTACAGAAAGTATGCCAACTCGTGCGTTCGACGTGGCTATCACTATGGACAAAGACCGTATCATTGAAGCGGCGGTTGAAGCTGGCTTTAACGGGATCGGAATAAACTATCGCACGTTTGTTCACGTAGACAATAGACCCCGTAGGGCTAGGTGGTAAGACATGGAAATACTTGGAACAGTTGTATCAGGGCTTTTCGGAAGCGCATTAGGGGGCGGTGGGATTGGCCTCATCGGGACAGTCGTCGGAAAAACCTTTGGCTGGCTGGAAGCAAAAGAAAAAAACAAAACCCTCTTGGCACAAAACGCTCACGAACTAGCTCTCGTCAAAGAACAAGCGAACATGAAACAGGCAGAGATGGAGAGCGAGTACATGATCGCTCAAATGACTGCCGACGCATCAATTCGCACAGCCGCCTACGACCATGATGCCAGCTATGGCGAGACACCTCGATGGTGTAGTGCCATACTCCGCTTAGTACGTCCGACGGTGACACTACTACTCATGGCAATGTCAGGATACATATACTGGAAAGCTTACGAGTTCGGAGACTGGACTACGACTAAGATGTTAGCAGAAGAGGTTGTGTTTATGACCTCGCTGGCGATCACCTTCTGGTTCGGATCACGCCCTGCTAATCGTAGATGATTACCGTTTTTGATTAAGGTACATACAAGTCAAAACCCAGCCCGTTAGCCAATCATCGCCTCTTTTGCGACATTCTTTAAGCATCCAAGCATAAACTTCGATGAAATTATCATCTAATTCTTGTGACTTTTTATTCATTGTTTACCTCTTCAATGGCTTGGTCGTAAAAAAATTTTCATGCTCTGGATGATAGTGCTTAAACAGGCGAGTATAGTAAGCAATATAATCGTTAGAGATTTTAAATTTATCTCCCTTTGTCTGTATTGCATAATTCCATCGCATCTGATTTATCACCAGCCAAGCCGACGATTTCTTGACGCCCTTTTTTATTAGCTCAAATGTCAAGTGTTCAAACTCTTTATATATGTGGGGGTTCAGCTTGTGCCAGTCCCACCACTTGGCTTTGATGTCGCCGTCCTCAGATGCCTTTAGCAAAGCTCGTCAACCCTGGTTTGATCTTTTCGAGATAGCCGAAAAGAATAGGTTCGTCGGATACAGTGCCATCTATCCAGACAACGTCGGCATGTGTGCCGTTCGTCGCGCTGATGTACCCTTCCTTAATACCATCCATCGAGCGAACGTGGTCGCCCGTCTTGAGCCTTGTCATTTTTTAATCCTTCCTGTGGTCTATCGTCTTTAATGACCTTGTGGTGTTTCCCATCGAGAATGATTGCAATACAGGCCATCGCATGGCCTAGGTGTGAACAGCCGCTGTCTTTATCTTTTTCCTCTCCATCCCACCAAGCGGTCAGGTGTCTCAAACAAGCATCGTAATATACAGACATGCTTATGTTTTCTTTTCGCCAGTTATAGGCACCGTATTTGTCAGCACCATTCGTCATAGCTTTTGCAGTGTGTCGAATTGCTTCTGTCGGCACCAAGCCCATGCGCGTCTTCTTCATGCCAAACGCTGTCTTCGGATTTTTGTCTGGCAAACTCATTGTTTTCCCTTCATTTCCCCTTCAGCCATCTTAATTATTTCTTGTTTTCTTTGACTGATTTCGTCTGACTTCTTTTTCTTTTCCGATAAGCTTCCGCGTACCGTCCTTGCTTCTTTTGAAAGAGCTATCCACTTGCTCCATACACGTCCTCTGCCACACCTAATGACGACGTCAGGTGGTTTACCCAACGGCCCCCATGCTTCTATGTCTCGACGCACACTCATGT